GGTGACAGGCGTCCAGCTCGAGAAAGGTACCGTGGCTACGGGTTTCGAGTTTCGCCCATTTGCTCAGGAGTTGGCGCTGTGTCAGAGGTATTATTATCAAGTTTCGGGTGGTGGGAATTTTGCTGTACTTGGGACCGGATTTGCCACGAGTGCGACGGCAGTAATAGGTACTGTACCCATACCCCCTATGCGTGCGTCACCGAGCACATTTTTCTGCTCTCAGGGTTCTGCAGCGTATCCCAACGGGACTATAATACAGGGAACCACCGCGTCAAATAACGATATATACGGTTACTTTGCCGGTTCAAATTTTAATTTCACAACTGTAAGCGCGTCGCCAGGCGCTTTAGTCCCACCAGGTACTCGTGCTGCAACGATTCAATTGAGTGGTGGCGCCGGTGGTCTGACGGCTGGATGGGCGGGGGCGCTCGTCATTCCATCCACTGCAGGAAAGTACTGGGCCATTTCCGCCGAACTTTAACCTCGTAACTTAGTAGAAGATGCCGTGGCGTATCGTCGTTGATTCGGATGCTCAGGAGGTGCTTCGGTACACCACCACTTTCCCAGAGCAGTTCACGGAACAGTACCCTCTGGACACATACACACACCTCTTGACCGAGAACGGAGTCGACCCAGACTCCTTCAAGCCCGCCAAGTCAGAGGACGGCTCCGTGACCCTCGTCCCGAACGTCGCGTGGTACTGGACTCAACTCAGAACCGACCGCAACGCCCGCCTCGCCGCCTGCGACTGGACGCAGCTTCAGGACGCGCACCTGTCCGCCGAGAAAAAGTCAGCCTGGGCCGACTACAGACAGGCTCTCCGGGATCTGCCGGAAGAGGTGCAGGACTTGGACGCCGTCGAGTGGCCCCAAATAAATACCCCCTCTTAGTAGAACGCAATGTCCAGCAACGTCTTTGCGGCGAACGTGTACTACGCGGGCAACGTCATCGTTTCCCAAACTCTGAACGTCCCGACGATCACGGCTCAGGCGATCTACGGCACGTCCAACACCTCCACGGCAGCCTACGTCCCACAGGACTTTTCGAGCTCGGGTCTCAATATTCCGGCCTACGTCGTGAGTAACACGGCGACCGTGGCGAATACCGTGGCGTATTCTTCATTTGGGCCGTTTGTGGGGGAGGGGTCCGTGTACTTTCCGGGGGGGAGCGCACCTCGCATTTCTTTTGGGGTTCAGCCGCAATTTGCCTACAACTGGACGAGTTTCGATTTCACTATGGAGTGTTTCGTGTATCATACATCACGTCCATATGACCAGCGTCTCTTAAGCCGGGACGGTGACATTCTCATGTATGTTTCACAATCAAATTATCCAAACCAACTTGTTTTGTACAGTGCTGGTATCACCTCACCAACCTCCGGTAGCTTCGTGGGAGGTACAGTCCCCTTGAATCAGTGGAACCACCTTGCCGTTTCGTATATCGCATCTACGTCAACAGTGTATCTGGCCGTCAACGGTGCGGTCACGGTGGTTCCCAAAGTCACCGGCACGTTCCAATACACTGGAACAAATAATACAAACATCGATTATTGGTTTGGTATTTCCGGAACGAACATTGGATACTTGTCTAACTTCAGATTCATCCGCGGCGCCGCCCTCTACACAACCTCATTCACCCCGCCCACGGGCCCCCTCCAGCCCATCCAAGGAACGACACAGGCCGGCCTGCCTTACGGAACCGTCCTACTGCTACGGAACGCGCCGGCGCCCGGCCGAGTTCTGACGAGCAAATTCGGGGGGGCGAACTCCTCCGGAGTTCTCTCGTTCCCGCCCGCGGCCATGACCACCTACGCCACCACTCTGAACTCCGGGTACGGGCAGGGGACGTACGTGGCGAGTGCGTCAACGGAATACACACCTGGTGCGTACTATGCATGGTATGCGTTCGACAAAAGTTCCGCAACGCAGTGGGGTGGCTCGTATTCTTACACGACCAATGTTCCTTACGGAGGTACTGTACGTACGGTCGACGTGAACGGAACATCATACGCCGGTGAATGGCTTCAGATTCAGAAACCTTCTTCAATTGTGCTTTCAAGTTACTCAATCCTTCCACAATCGGGACCTTCCAACACACTCAGTGCGTGGTATGTCTTGGGTTCGCGCGATGGAACCAACTGGTTCCTCATCGACCAACGTTCAGGTGCGACGTGGACATCAGGCGCCTATAACACTTACCAGGTTCAAGCATCTCAGGCGTTCAGTTACTTCCGTATCGTGATCAATATAGTATCGAACGGCACGGGAATAGGTTTGCCTGAATGGACCCTCAACGGCACCATCGAGGGCCCGAGCGTCTCGGCGGACGGCCGGCTCGGGGTCGGTGTTACCACACCAACCCAGGCCCTGGAGGTTGCTGGTAGCGCCGTGGTCGCGGGTACATTGAGCGCGGGGAATCCGTTGATGTTTAGGAATCGGATCATTAATGGGGACGTGAGAGTAGATCAGCGAGGGTCGGCGAGTTCGGCCATTACTAACACGGCCGCCGCGTATAATTACGCAGCCGATCGATTCTGGGTTCTGGGTCGACTCGCGGGTAAAATATCGTGCCAGCAAAGTTCGGTTGTTCCTACTGGTATGGGTTTTGTGAATAGCTTTCTCATCACGTCACTATCGGCGTATACCACCGTCACGTCTGATTTTTATGGTGCGGGGCAGTACATCGAAGGCTACAACATTGCCGACTTGATGTGGGGAACGTCTTATGGAGTTCCCGCGACCCTGAGTTTCTGGGTGCGTTCTAGCGTCACGGGGAGTTTCACGTTTAACGTGGTAGGTGGGAATGGCAACCAGCCGTCGTATTCTGTTCAATACACTATATCAAATGCGAACACTTGGCAACAAATAGTAATCGTGATACCGCCACCGCCAAGTGGATACACCGTCAACTTCCCATCTACAAACACTGCCGGATGTAGGCTCTGGTGGGATCTTGGGTCCTCTGACACGTCATACGCCACGTCGGCACCCGGTACATGGGTGGCTGGTGATAAGGTCCGCGTGTCCGGTTCCGTCAACTTCGTGGCTACGAACGGCGCGACATTGTACATCACCGGCGTCCAGCTCGAGAAAGGTTCCGTGGCCACGCCGTTCGAGGTTCGCCCGTTCGGGATAGAACTATCCCTCTGTCAGAGGTATTATGTGCGGTTTACAGGGGATGGCTCATTTAAACCATTAGGTATAGCTACCGCCATCAACACCGTGTCGGCCACGGGTATTATAGTGGTGCCAACCTCCATGCGCTCCCAACCTACAATTATAGACATATCATCATCTTCAAACACGTGTGCATACACATCATCAATGATTCAGGGAACAACAACACATACAACGAATGATGTGTACCTATACTCCGCCAACCTGAATTTGGGATTCACCACCATAGGCGGCACGGGGAATGGCGTGGCGAGTCTGACACGGAACCTTATCGGAATAAATTTGTCAAATGGTTCAGGCCTCACTGCAGGCGGGTCGGGTATGTTGTACATGTCGGTTGGCAAGTACATAGGATTTTCTGCCGAGTTATAATAGAAGATGCCGTGGCGTATCGTCGTCGATTCAGGGGCTCGGGAGGTTTTCAGGTACCCAACAACCTTCCCAGAGCAGTACTTGGAGCAGTACCCTCTCGAGACCTGTACGCACCTCTTGACCGAGAACGGAGTCGACCCCGACTCTGTGAAACCCGCCAAGTCAGAGGACGGCTCCGTGACCCTCGTCCCGAACGTCGAGTGGCAATGGACCTCCGTGCGCACCCAGCAGCGCCAGAAGCTGTACGATTCCGACTGGACCTGCAGCGTGACCGACTACGAGGTGCCCAACAAGTCCGAGTGGGTCCAGTACCGTGCTCAGTTGCGTGATGTGACTCTTCAAACAGATCCTTTTAACATTGTTTGGCCCCAGAGACCGACTCCACAAGAGTCGTGATCCCGTAGGAGTAAATTCGTGTGCAAAGAGTAGATGGCGACCCCGTTCAATCAGGGCGTCCCAAGCGTCCCCGTGGTCCTGAACACCAGCAACTGCTTCGTGTTCGGCAACACGGCATCCGGCAACGCCTTGAGCGTCCAGCAGCTCGGGACGGGGAACGTGGCGACATTCCGCACGACCACCGGAGCTACGGCGCTCTTCGTGAACGCAGCAGGGAATGTGGGCATCGGGACGACGCGTCCCAGTGGGCCGCTTCAGGTTTCGAACGCCGCAGGGACGACGATATTCACCGTCAACGCCCAAAACATCGTTTCAAACACGCAGATTGCAACAGGTGGAAACGGTACATTGATTGTAGGTAACTTACCTCTTTCAAAAGATCCAGCCGCTGGTTACGATCCATCATTCGATGATTCGGCACAGTTTTCTATAAAGACATTTTCTGGAATAGGTGCGTACGGAGTCGGGAACTTGCGCATAGGTGTGAGCTCCAACACGTCGACAGCCTCTTTAGGATACACATATATCCAGGGAGTCAACACGTTTATAGGGCTCATGCCTATTTCCTTGAATCCCAGGGGTGCTAACGTCGGCATCGGGACGGTGAATCCTGGCTATCCTCTAGAAGTTTCAGGGGCGGCGTACATGTCTGGTACAGTATATGTGGGGACTACGAATACCGACCCGACTTTTGGACGATTGAATGGAATTAATCTCCGATCAGACGGACGATTTTTTAGCCGTAGTTCTGGTCATAGTTTAGGTATTGATTCAACTTCTGGAACTCAGATTCAATTTTGGACCG